TAAAAAGTCATCGCCCCCTACTATAAATTTTAACTTCTTAGAAGGAGTGTCCTGTGTACAATATAATAGATTTACTAAGTTGATAATCGATCCAAGAATACTTGTACTACAAACTCCTGAGGGAAGGCCATGGAACATTCTGTAAACATGTCCTCCGGGAGTGATGTAATCTTTTATTCCTATAGTATCAAACATTGCTATAAAATGCGCATCGATTCTCTCATCTTCAATTGGATAAAACAACCTCAGAATCGACATTCCAATAATTACATTTGTAATATAAAGTCTAGAATCGAAACGCTTCCAGTCGCCTTCTACAGTTTTCCCCATTTCAGCTAAGTCTTTCACGAGTCTCTCATAAGTAACAATTGAATTCCCAATATAGATTGGCCCCTTACCTTTTAATTTTATAAAATTCGTAATTTGGTCAATCCATATTGAACTATTAATTTCTGTATGAAATTCAGGCATGTGAACCGCTCTACTTGAAAGCTCCTCATTGTCCTCAAAATGATGTTCCCTTTTATTACGAGCGCCGACGACGAAAGTATTTGGGAAGAGTTTATTTCTCTCGAGCTTTTCACCTTTTAAAGATGCTTCATCTATTCTTCTCCAACGTTCTTTAGCTAAAAATTTTGCTTCTGCGGCAGCCTCTTCTTTGTTTCTTTTGTTCCGATACTGATTTAAATGAAATCCTGGGAAGGTTTTTGAATTATAAGCCGTTAAGTTAATATCTTCAATATCAAAGCCACTTAATTGTTCAATTTGCAATTTCCTAATTGCTGATTTAATCGCTGGACCAAATACTTTAACTCCTTGGAGAGTTGGAAGTCCAGAAACAATAGTGTCTTCTTCAGGAATCATTGTCCTCTGAAGAGTTACTTTATTACTTTTAAAACATCCTCCCATCACGACATTTTTATCAATTGAGGTTTCGCAGCTATCGAACAGTTCTCTATTTAAATGATAACATTCTGACATCGGTGGAAAACTTCTAGAAATTCTTTGTGGTCTATCACCATTCCTTATAATATGTCGACCTAAGTAGAAGCTATTAACATTATCCACTTCCAAGTCTCCATATTTCATCTCTTGCATTGTGTTTTCTACAAAAACTGAATCATTTTGTGTCACATATTTAATTTTGTAATTCTTATTAACTAATTTAAAATTCTTTTTATTGGAGTTCCCACGCAACTTTACCTCGTCATCTTTTACAATTTTCTTGATAACTCGATTAGCAGCCCCTGGCTCCCCAATTTTATATACGTGATACGGTTTAAATCTATTATTGTAAAAATACTCAATTAATTTAGACGAAAATGAAATGGCTTTCTTGTATAAAACTGCGGTACTAAGCTTTACAGCTTTGAAGGTAATTTAAACTCCGCAGGATTTTCTATATATCTTTCTACAGCAAGTCTTCTAATTGAGTTTTTCTCGAATCTATATGCTCTTCTAACAAATTTTGCAATCAACTGGCCTCTTTCTTGATTGAGATCTTTATATTCTTGCTTACTAAGATAAGAATCAATTTCCTTCTGAATCCACAAAGAAATCTTCTTCTTTTTGACTGGAGAGATATATTCAGAAGAGAGTTTCATAGCTTTATATAAAACTCCAACGCGTGAAGCGTTGATCACTTTTGAGATTTCATCGTCTCTTTTATCAATACTCTGTAAACGTTCAATTTTGGTCATCATTTTAACACTCATCGGAGATAAGATCCCCTGAGAATAGTTGAAATTGATAGACCTAATTTTACTTTCCAGGTCTCGCAATTCTATTACCTCTGATTCGTTGATTCCATCTTTCAAGAATTTCTCTGTATCTTTTTTCACGGATGAAATTTTAAATTTCGCAGCTGAAACTAAAATGTTAATTATCTCAGATTGCATAGACTGCCAATCTTTAAGTAGTTCGCGAAAGTTTAATGAAACAGCGTCAAATGGCTTCATGGCTTCAAAATCATAGCCACGCGCGACTTCATCAAGTTCAGACCTAAATATTGAATCCTTAAGGACCTTTGCGATAATAATGCAAATAAACATTGCTTCGGCTTCATCAGCTTTCCGCACGTTACCAGACTGATCAATATCAAAGCGAACATCAGGAAGCCTATCAGAAAGCCAAGCGCCTTTTTCTGTAATTGATACTAGGATCATTGGACAATAAGTTTTCTCGTCATTTTCATCAATGAAGAATAAACCATTATCATCATAATCTACTTTAGTTGGCTCATTGAAATATTTAATAATAGTTGCGAGATCTGGAGTTGAATTTATATCACTCAAAGAAAATTTTTCTATAAGACCTGAGTCTTTCAGTGCATTAATAATCTTTTCCTCGAATTCGGGAAAATTGACAACCATTAGCACCCTCCCCACGGTAGTTTAGACTTCTTACAACACCAAACAAAGACTTTACATCCAACTGAAATTGGAGTCGTAATTAAAGCCGTAACATTTGGACCGGGAACGAAAGACGCCATAATTTGTAAAGAATCTGCACCAATTCCAATACAAGATACGACAAAACAAAAACCATCCTGACAAGCAAGTGATTCCATTGCGTCCACAGCTCCCTTCGCCGCTCCCGCAGCTCCAGTTGTGGCCCCAGTTAGTTTTGTAACATAAGTTATACCGTCTTTGGCAGCATTTCCAATAACTGTTGGAGCTTGAATTGCATCGTTAACTCCTTTAGTCAAATTAAAAGCTTTCCTAGCAGGCCAAGAAACTACTGAAATTAATTTTCTCATTGATTTTTCCTAAAAATTTTAAGAATAGCACTCCGAAGGAGTGCTTATTGATTGAAAAATTTTAATAAATCTCACAATCTTTTGATAATATGTATTTTGCTGCTTTTGGTTTAAAGCGCCTTAACCACGACAAG